CTCGAAACTTCACTATACCAACCCATTAATAATCCTCTTCTTCCTCATCATCATCGTCATCGTCAACATCCAAGTAATAGTTTATTGCTTGATCTAAGGAATTACTTGACCCAAGTGATGACACGAATGTTTCGTCATTTACACCATAGTCAGCAAGCATATCAACAAATTTTTCAGCAACTATTTCTATTTGCTTTTTGTCAACATATTCTTTAAATAATCCCCAGGTATCTATTATCTGTTCTTCAGTCATTAACGATTGTCTCCTCAATATGGTTTTGTTTGATTTCTTCTTCTTCAACCTCAGCGGTATTTACCACATTGGCTTCTTTTATTGCGAAATCCGACATTACCGTATCAAGGATAGGACCAGTCCAATTTTTTCTATACTCAAGTACTTCTTCACCTGCACTAGAAGTATATTTTAAACGATTGCCTTGTTTTTCAATTAAACCTTTTGCTTCGAATAATTCAACAAGACCACTATAAGGATTCATTCCTGTTTCATAAGGAATTTTAACCTGTACAGCTTCAAATGGCTTTGCATAACGTGTTTTCATAACTTTACAGCCTGCACGTATACCCATTACTTGGGTAATTTTATTACCGTCTTGATCTTCTTTTAGTTTAAGTTTTTTCATTGCTACAACAATTGAAGATGCATAGATAAAGCCTTGTCCACCGCTAATCTTGTCATCAGGGTCAAACATATCTTGTGATGCATAAGTATGGTTAGTACATACTAGTCCTACATTATGTGAACCAATCATGTTAACTGTGTTACGTACTAATGAAGTAAGTGCTTTAGGTTTACGACCCATGTCACCTTTCATATCACCCTTATTAAACTGATCTACGTCAGTGGGTGTTAGTAACATACCCAAACTATCAATAACAAATAACACTTTAGGGCGATCTTCTTCGTTCATTGCCTTATAGTCATTCATAAACGTACTAATAGTTTTAGCTACATCATCAATCATTGACATATTAAGTTTAAGAAGTTTTTCTTCACTTGTGTCAACATCTAATGCTTGTAACCATGATTCGTCAAGTGCATTTTCTGAGTCAATTAGTACTACAAAAATACCCTGATCTTGTGCGTGTTTTACAATATTACCTGCACAGAAATAACTTTTACCTGCGCCTGATTCTCCTGCAAACACTGTTACCTTACCCATAGGAACACCTCTATTGAAGTCCCCACTAATAAGATAATTTAGTGCATACGAGCCTGTACTGATCCAATCAGTAGGATCGTTAAATCCAGCACTCATGCCTGAAATGCTTTTTGTTAAGTCCTTGCGGAACTTGCTAACGTCAAATGATTTAGCCATAATTTCTCCTAATTAAAAGTAATGGGGGATTTCTCCCCCATTTTATCTTAGCTTGATTGTCTTGATCGAATCATTGCAAGAATGTCAGCAGCCTTATCGCCGCCTTCTTCTGCAGGTGCCGCCACAGGTGCTGCTGGTGCTTCTGCTACAGGAGCAGTTACTTCAGGAGCCGGTGCAGTTGGTGCTACAGGAGCACTTTGGCTTACAGCCGTTGCATTAGGTGATGCCGCTTTAGTTGGATCACCTGTTCGAGCTTGCATTCCGCTTGGACGGAAATAGTTACTCCAACGATCTGGATCGTATGCTTCACCGTCTACTGACGCTTCAAACATTTCTTTCATGACCTTAATAGCCGTCTCATCAGGCTTTTTAGGAAGGAAGTCTGTAAAGTTAAACAGACCATGTGTATTAACAGCATTCATTTCAGCATCACTTAGTGGACGATCTCTTCGAGCCCAATTAGATGTTGAATAATCTGCGTATCCACCTTTCGATGTTTTGTTAAGACGGAAGTCTACACCAGCAGTATAATCTGTTGGAAGTTCTTCCATATCTGGATCCATAAGAGCCGCTTTAATTATTTGGAAAATTTGAGGACCAATAATAAAACGTCTAATTGGGTTTTCAGGTTTCTTATCGTCACCAAGTGGATTCTCAGTAACAAAGCCTTGGAAGATATACGAACGCTTCTTCCAATACTTACGACCCATGTCTTCAAGACTTGCGTCTTTAAACCATCCACGTACTTCATTTAGAATGTCACAAGTTTCACCATACATTTCCATGCAAGGTACTTGTACTTGAACTGGACGTGAGTCAGTTTCGCCTTTAACACCTGCGAACGGAAGTTTGATCATCAAACGTTCTGCCCAGAAGAAAGTGTTATCTGCGTTGCCATCAGGAAGGAATCGGAAAGTTGTACTTTCACCTTCTTTAATATTCCAAAATGGGTAAATTGCGTTATCGCCGCCGCTGTTAGAGTTACCGCTTGTGCGTGACTCTTGTTCTTTTAATTTAGCTCGAATTTCTGCTAATGATGCCATAGTTATGCCTCCTATATGTGCCTATGTTGTTTAAGTAGTGCCTAATTGTGCAATACATACTATGTATTATACACTCTTATATTTAGCCTGTCAAATGGTTTTTGTGTTTTTTTTTGGATTTTTGAAAATTAGCTGATTATCTCAAACCAGCTAATTCACGCATTCTATCGTATTCAGCATCTGTTTCCATTTGCTGCGGTTGTGTACGCATTTGAAATTCTTCAAACTTTGCTTGAATTTGTTCTATAAATGCCTTAGCAGGTTCTATGAACTGCTCACCGTAGTCCTTTTCAATCATTGTAAGTACTGCGGTCTCGCCTTTTGGAAATTCGCCTGTTTCTTTATCAAAGTAACTAAGTATGAATTCGCCTATTGGTGTCTTTTGCTTCTTTTCAGCCTCGCCGTCGTCTTTACTCATTGCACCATCTTTGTCAATGCTGACACCCATAGTGTCGTCATCTGATTCTTGGTTATCTGGATCATTATGAATTTCGTCCCACATATCTGCAAATGCCGGGTGTGTTTTAACAAATTCTTCTTTATCCATTTCCTGTGCATCTTGGTGTACATCACTCATAGCACCTTCACCAAACTGACCCATCATTTCTTCAAAGCCTTGTTCTAGTGCTTCTTCGGTACCTTCAATTTTCTTACACTTATTAACACGTTTGCCTTTGTTCTTACCAGTACCTTTTTGTGTACCAACTTTTCTATGCCCGGGCCAACACTTTTCTGGACCAGCTACTTCTGATAAATCATCTGGACCTAGCTCTTTGGCTTTTGATACTTCACTTACTAGCTTAAACACATAAGGGAATATATCTTTTAGTTCTTCGTTAAACTGTCTAATAGTAAGTTGATCAATCCAATTTTCAGCTACGTCAGCAGGTACATCTTCCATTACGGCCGGAGTAAAGGATCCAAATGTTTCTGTGTAGTAGTCTTTCTTTTGTAGATTTTGTAGTGTCTTTTTGACTGTAGCAATACGTTCGTTTACTGCATCAGTATACTCGGATAAACTTTCTGCCATTACAGCTGAACGACCCATGTATCTTTTAAACTTACTTAATTTTGCTTGCTCTTCGGATAGACTAACAATGTGCTTACCAAAATCATCATATGCATTTCCGCCTTCAGCTACGTGTCTAGCCATTGCTCTTGCACCATTTAAGTGTTTATATGGATATTTAAAACGTTCACCTTGTGAACTTTCAATATATATAGCACCTACGTTTCTAGTACGTCCTGAAGCTTGCTCTTGATTAACACTTTCAGTGTGTTTAATTACTAGCCTTGCTCCATCTACGTCCTGGTAACTAATTCTACTAGTGCCATAGAGTTTTGATTCTGCCATTGTTTTGTCTCCGGTCCGTTTAGAAAGAAATTTGTAATCTCTTTTTGTTAAATTTGATTTAGTAATATCTCTTATTGAAAATTCAAGCATACGCTTTTTTGCAAATAATCTTAGTTCTTTAAGAAAACTGTACCAGTTATCTTTTGTCATTGAATCTTCGTTCGATATAAAATCCTTAGAATATATAATAGTCATACCTTCGTCTTCAGTAATATTAACGCTAACATTACCTAGTATTTTATCAGCTTCTTTGTATTCAAAATCAAAGAATCTAGCCTGTGAAGGTTCGTTAATTACTTCGCCTGCTTCGTTGCCAATAGTAATACTTGGAAAACGTCCTCGTATTTTATTAAAAAGATCTTCGCCTATTTTATCAAATTCTTGCATATTGTATTTATCAACTCTGTTAATAGTTTTGGCTAATGAAAATTGGCATTGGTGCTTCGTAGTCTGATATTTCTTCAGCCTGTGTAAATGTATTATATATACG